CGTCGTCAGGCTGGCTGGAAGAGGCTCATTGCTTGCAATCAAATGTTTAATTTCTGCGTGGGTCATGGAGAAATACCTCGTAGTGCTATCTTGGCACTGGAGGGGGTGAGTGTCAAGCGATTATTTTCCCCTTCCCGAAATTCCCGAATTGGCCGCTCCCTGTCCGCGCGCCAGCGTCGTCGAAAGCGCCAGCCAGTTGGCCACGAAGATGTTCCGCTCCTGATCCGTCAACCCGTCCTGCGCCCCCAGCAACCGGCTTACGAAATACTGCTCAAAGATCGGAAACCTGGCATCGTTGACGATCAGCATCATCAAGCTCAAAAAACCTTGGTTGAAGATGTACTCGAACTCGTCCGGCACCGTTCCCCAGCTACTCGCATCGCTGCTCATCCGCTCCATCTTGCGCTGGTAGTCGCCGTATATTGTGTACGCCGCGTCGGGAAGGTTTGCCACGCGGAAGGTGATGTTTCCCGCATTGTCGTCGTACTGCGGCGCGATCCGCGTCGGCATTCCCTGATGGCTCTCGATCGCCAGAGTCACCCGGCCTTCGAGCTGATGCACGTTGCCGCTTGCGTCCGTCAGCCATTGCGTCTCAAGAAATCCAAAGTCTGGCACCGCCTGAATGTAGTCCGTGCCGCCCGCCGTCGTCACCCCGAAGCTCACCTGCCTGCGGTTGAACCGCCAGCGCATCGGCGGCCCCAGCATCGTCCCCAGCACGATGTTCGCCGCCGTCAACGCCGGTTCTAAGTTGTTCACCATCTGCGGCGCGTTTTTCAAAAACGCCGAGACAAAGTTCATCGAGTTGCGCAACGTTAGCGTGGTCGCCATTGGCTAATTCCCGCTCTTTCCGTGAATTCTAGTAAGGCTGGCTCGGGTCTTGCGGGTTGCGAAGGTATCCATACACGCTCTCGACCGGCGAAGTCATCGGAAGCATTCCATACGCATCGTTCTCGCGGTCGCCCTGTTTACGCGCGTTCGCCAGTTCCGCCAGCCACTTCGGATATTCTTGCGCAAACTCCCTGCGGTCGGCGGGTTCCGGGCTTGCGCCCTTGCACTGGTACTCCAGCCCGCGCAGAAACACCGTGCTGTAGTCGTTCGGAATCGGCGCGATGGTCTGCTTCAGCGTTGCGAATGTGACCGAAAGCATCTGGTAGTACGGCACGATCTTCCACACCGGCCCCGTCGGTCCCGGTAGCGGATTTACGCGAAAGCCTTGGCTGCTCGGGCTGACCACCGTCCACACCGCCGTTCCGTCCGTCACCGTCGTTCCTTCCGGCGAAAGCGCGGGAAGCGCGGGCGGCGCGGTTCCCGTCGTCCCGATCGTCGTTACGATCAGCAGATTGCCGTTCGTATCGATCATGCTCATCAGCGGGTTCTGCAACACTGGCGACGTGCTTACCAGCGGGTAGAACGTTACGCCCGCGCCCGGCCAGGTGCCATAGGTCATCTGCGAGTTGTACAGCCAGCAAATCTCCTCGACCGGTTTCCAGCCAGCGTTCGTTCGGCTCAACCCGCGCCGCACCGTCAGGTTGCGCAGCGGCTTGGGAAATTGCGTGTTGTTGATGTCGATGCGGTCCGCGTCCTCAAGCCAGCCCACGTTCACTAGGCCGATCTGCGGGTAGTCCTGCTGATAGCTGTTGGTATAGAACGGCGCGGCCGTCGCCTGGTTCCACTTCCAGTTGAACCGTTCGGAGATCAGGTCGTTCATCACATCTGAGCCTAATTGCAGCGCCAGCTCCGTGCCGTAACCGGCAGGCTGCTGCAGCGGCGTCGGCACACCCTTTGCCGCCACATAGTTGAACGCCGCCTGCAACGTCAGTGTCGAACTTCCCATTGGTCATCCCCTCATAGAACAACGGCCCACCGCGGGTTGGCGATGGGCCTGGTTGTTTGTCGTTGAGCCGTGACTACGAGATATCGGTCGCACTGCCCTTCGGCACCGGAAACCCTTCGGAGTCGCGGCCTGCGGAAGTCCAGTCACCAGCGTGCTTACCGTCGCCGCTCGACTTGCGGTATGCCAGCTCATGCAGTTCGTCCTCGGAGAACCGGATGCCGTGCGACCCTAGCTTTTCAAGCAGGTCGTCCAGCGTCACCGCCGTGCTGCTTGGGGCTGTCGGCGCAGTCGTCACCACGGGAACCGCCGTTTTCGTCTGCAATACGCCGACCTCGCTCTTCAACGATGCCAGGTCGCTGTCGATCTGCGGGATCTTCGTTGCCTCGAATTCGACTGCCACAAGCCTCTGCTGAAATCCCTGTGCTCCCGTCTCAAGGCTGTCGAGACGCTGTTCGATGGTTGCGGGCTGATCTGCCATAGTGCCTCCTGTCTTGCGCGGTCTAGCTTACCACTTCCACCGTGAACTGGCGAAGCTGCGCGCTGGTGATGGTTGAGCTCGCCGCGATCTGCACCTGAAGCAGGTTGGCAATCCCTAGATTTACCGCGCTCGACACCGCCGTGTTCGTGTCGAGATACGTCGCGATCGCCGCCGACGGCGATGCAGCCGCGATATTCAGCGACAATTGCCCGTGCGCCTCGATCGTTCCCGTGCTGCCCGTGCTCGCTGTCGTCAACTCGAACTGAAAGTATCCTGGCGCGTTTGTGCTCGCCGTCGCGCTGATCGCCGCGCTCGTAATCGTACAAAGCGTCACGCCGCCCAGCACCACGCTGAGTGAAATCGTCGGCGTCGTCGCTCCCGGCGACGTGTAGATAAACTGCCCCGAGATCAGCAGCGTCCGGTTCAGCTTGTTCAAGACGGAAGCCACTAATGTTTGGGAGAAAAAGTTCTGCGCCGCCGTGATGTTGGTCAACGCCGCTTGCGCCGCCACTACGAACAGCGCCGTCTGGTGCGCCATCGCAAGGCCCGCGTTGCCCACGCTCTCGACAATGTTCGAGATCTTGTCGAAGATCAACGAACCGATGTTCGTGTTCTTTCCAGTCGAGGTCGCCGGCCCGCTGGTGATCTGTGCGAATGGTCCTGCCATCTCAACTCCCCCTTACACCCGTTCCGGTATGAACGGCACGCCGTTCTCATTGGTAAATGCGAAGGTTGGCCCGCGCATCGGCTCAAGTCCGCTGTCCTCGCTGGACTGCAACAACTCATTGAACTCATCAAGCTCGTCGAGATAAGCCTCCGGGTCGTCGATCTTCAGCTTCGGCGAAGGTGAATACTTCATCATCCGGCACCGGCTGCACTGCAACAGCACCGTCACGCCGTCCGGCATTATCGCCCGCGTGATGATCGAAAACGATCCGATACCGCCGCCTTTCAGGATGTTGGTCGGCCTTCCCCCGCTGGTGTGGCGGCAGCGCTTCACCGTCGCCTCGTGCGCGGCCAGGATGTTCTTCAGCTCCGCCTGCCGTTGGCGGTTCTGCGTGTGCCGCCGCTCCTCCAGCGCCTCCAGTTCGGCGTTGTCGCGTTCCGCCTTGCGCAGTTGCAGCACCTTCGTCTGCAATTCGGCTTCGGCAATGCGCCGCTGAATCTCTTCCATCGGCAGCTTTTGTACGTCTGCGGCTCTTTCCGTCTTCGCCATCTCGTGTTCCTCGAAAAAAGGCCCGGAGCGGCCCAGCGTGTTGCTTCGCCGCTCCGGGGTGTGGAAACCTACGTCGTCTGCGGCACCGCGTCAAAGCACCGCGCACGGCTCGTGGTATCGGGAGGTACGCCGAACGCCAGAATCACGTTGTAACTCGTTCCCGCGCCCACCACGCCGGCCGGGTCGGCCACGCTTCCGGGCTTGTACTCGCCGCGCCACAGCTTCATGTTCTGGTAGCGACCGTCGTCGATGTTTGTCCGGTCGGGCCGGTCCAGCTTGATCGCAATCACCGCATCCTTGCCCGCGAGATACGTACGAATCGAGGTCTGTCCGCTGGCCACCGCCACCGGCGAAGTCGTCGACGTGGTGCAGTTGGTCGACCGCATCCACCGCGCCCCGCACAGCTCGATGTACTTCACCTCATCACCCTCGGGGCCGTCCGGCAGTTCTTCCAGCTTCAACAGCCCTTCGGGCGTGTGCTTCAGGATGTCCACCACGCTGTTGTTCGAGTTGTCGAGCGCCAGCAGGTCGCCGATAAAGAACGGGTGAATCTTGCCGCAGTAGTAGCCGCGGTCGCACGGCAGAACGTTCTGGCCTTCAAGCGAGAAGGGCACCTGCTCAATCTGCTGCTTGGTCAACTGATAGTTACCCGTCAGCACGTCCTGGTTCGCCGTTTTCGTGTCCAGCGTCCGCAGATAGTCAAAGTACGCCATCACCAGGTCGTCGATCGTCAGCCCCAGCCGGTAGGCCATCTCGCGTTCGTAGTTCATCAGATCGTCGGAGATCGATGTGATGAACGCCTTGTCGGAGATGTTCAGGAAGTCCGCCCACTGCCCGAGCTGGTAATCCTGATAGTTGATCGACACGCTGATGCCCGAGCCTACAGTGCCCTCGGTCGTCTGGGTCGTGTTCGCCGTCAGCGGCTGGATCATGAAGTTACGGAAGACCTGTCCGGCATGCATCGGCATCGGGAAGCGCGTACACATGCGCAGCATCACCAGCCTCGCCTTCAGGTTCTCGATGAAGTTCTTGTTGTAGTGGGTCGTCAACGCCGCCTGCGGCGTGTTGCCGCTGATCATCGAAGTCGGCGAAAACCCGTCGTTCAGCGCCGCGCCCTGCGCCTGCATCGACGCGCCGTGCAGCGCCAGTTGGCCGGTTACGGCGATTGCGCTGCCCACCGCAGCAAGGATCTGCACCAGCGGCCAGAAGACAAACCGCACCAAAGTCAAGGAAAGGCTTTCCACCCGCTTCCAGTTCATCGCCATCTCTCCTACGCCGTTGCGCTGGAGAACTCGCGGTTGTACCACTCGGCGAAGCCCGGTTCCGTCTCGTACTTTTCGCGGAACTGCTTCGTGTTCATGGAATCAATCTCGGCTCTCGTGTATTTGGGTTTAGGATTTGCCGCCGGGGCCGTCGCTCTTAATGAGTTCTGACGGATGCTGGTAGCGCCTCTTGGCCTCACGACACGAACAGCCGGATTTCCCTCCGGTTGCGCCGCTTGGTGTGCTGCGGGTGTTTCGGGTGCCTCTTCTACATCGAACAACATGCCATGCGCCGCCAGTTCGCGGTACGCCGCATCCAAGGCCTCTGCGGTCACTCGCTGGATTCCTCCAGCCATCAACGCCGCCTTGTCCATCAGCATCCGATTGTTGCGGTCGCTTGCCGGAAACTCCGGGTGCTGCCGCTCCCACGCCGCCGCAAGGTTTGCGATCTCCTGCATCTTCTCACGAAACTGCATCGCGTCTACATCGAATCCGTTGGCCCGCATCAGCGTCTTCACCGCCTGCGGTGCCTTGGCGGGGTTCTGCATGTCGAGCGTGGCCTGCATCACCTCGTCGGCGGAGACGGGAACCCGTCGCGGCGCAGTCGCCTGGGTTGTGGCGGGTGGCACCTGCACAGTGCCGTTGCCAGCGGCCGGGGCGGAACCTTGGCCGTTCTGGGCGAAGCTCGAACCCTGCGATCGCTGGCGGTTGATCATCGCCTGCGCGGTCTCGGCGGTCTTCGCCACCTTTTCGAGCACCTCGTCGCGCGTCCGGCCATAGGTGCGGATCGGGTTCGTGCCGTCCTCAGGGTCGATCACGAGGCACAGCCTGCCGTCCTGCATCGGTTCGCCGTTGTTCTCCCAGTACCTCATGCGCGCCCCGCCTTCGATTCCATCAGCTTCGCGATCTCCGCGTCCATCAGGTTGCCCATCACACGCCTTGTCTCTTCAAGCGCCGCCACCCTGGCCCAGTTTGCCGCGTTGGTGCGCACCTTGTGCGGGTACGCCTTCGCGTGTTCCTTCGCTGCATCTTCCTGTATCCGCAGATGCCTGTCAAGTAATTGCTGCAATACCGGCCATCCCGGCTCCAGCTTTAGGCGTCTTAAGTGCTCCCTGTCGTCGTCGTCGATCGGCTTTTCCTCACCCTTCGAAGGCATTCGAAGGGATTCGTCCGGTTCGTCCATCTCCTCGCCCGCCGCCAGCCGCGCCAGCTCCGGCGTCAGCGGCTTGCCTTGAAGATAGTCCTCGAACTGACTCATTTCTTCTTCTTCGCCTTGCCCGCCTCGCGCTCCGCAATCGCAACCGCCTGCTTCTGCGGCTTGCCCGCCTTCATCTCGGTCTTGATGTTCTTCGAGATCGTCTTTTTGCTCGAACCTTTCTTCAATGGCATCGCTGGTCTCCCTGTTGATAGTGTCATCACACTACTACTGCATCATCTGATCTGGCAAGCCGTTTCGCAAGACATTTTCATCGTCGCTGCGCTCCAGTAAACCCTCCGCCCGCGTCAGCGGAATTCCGTCCGCCGTGTGCTGCATCGCGATCTCCGCCGCCTTGTTCGCCAGGTCCACCTCGCCCTTGGTCTGAATCTCCTGCTGCTTGTTCTTGCCGCGAACCGTCTCCACCGCCACCGCGCCCTGCACCTTCTGCGCTCCAGGGTTCATCTGCTGCATGTGCTGTTTCTCTTCGTCGGTCAACGGCACGAAGATGTCCGGCTGCTCCTGCAGTTCGCTCACCTGAAGCATCAGGTCCATCATTGCCGTAAAGTTGATCGTCTGTCCCTTTTGGTGCAGATACTCCAGCAACTGCGGCTGCTGCACGATCTGCAAAAACAGCGGAATCAACTGCTGAATTCCCTGTTTCGCCGCCAACTTTTGCCCCGCCAGCACCGTCACCTCGAACTCGCAATCCAGAAACTGCTCCTCGTCGATGGCCTTTTCGATCACCGCCGCGTGCTTCTTCGAGAGGATCTGCCGGATCTCCGCCAGAGGCATCTTCTCCTTCACGCATTCGATCAGGAAGTTCACCACCGGCACGATCACGCCATCCGCGAACGAGTCCACCGGATCGGCCACGTTCTGGTCGCTCATGCCCGCAATGCGGCTTGCCCCCGTCGCCGTCCGTCCAAAGCTCGATCCCGGTCCGCCAAGATTGCCCTGCTGCGCCTGCGAGTTTGCGCCGCTCACCTCTTCGCCGCCCTGTTGCGAAAGTTCGAGCATCTTCCACGCGGCCTGCGGCGGCTCGGGCATCTCCATGAACGCCATCGCCTTTCGCACATCGCCTCCGGCAGGCACATCCACCGGCTGATATCCGCCATGCCGGTTGATCGTGTTCTGCGTCGGCGCGTTGTCGCCCCGCGCCGTCAGGATCGGCGCATTCATCGGGTACGCGATCATCTTCAGGCTCTCGTTCAACACGCCCTGGTTGATCCTCTGGTCCCCTGAATTGATCCTGCCGATGCCCATGCCATACCCGCAGTTGTCGATCGGCCACCACGTTGCCGTCACATGTGGAATCCCGCTCAGGCCATGCTCCTCGTTGCGGATCGTCAATTTTTGCCCGTCGTAGACGATGATCGCCTTCACCGTGCGCTCGTCCCACTGCTCCAGCATCATCAACGGCTGCTTCAGCGGGTCGCGGTCTGTCTGCCGGTTGCGCGCCTCGGCGTGGGTCACCTGGCTGCCCTGCGCGGTAAAACTGTCTTCGAGTTGGCTGCCCATCGGGGCCGCGCCGTTCATGCGGTGGAAGAAAAACGCCTTCAGCGTCTCTTCGTCCGGGATGTTCTGGTAACAGTCCAGCTCGCGCATCCGCGACAGGTCGCCAAACGTCACGTAGTTCACGTCGATCACATACCCCGCGCTCTCGCGCGGCGCGTCCGGCGTACACCACTTCGGATCGAAGAGCGTCGTTCCCAGCCGCCGGTACTCGAATGCCGGCCAGCTCTCGACCACTTCGGTCTCTTCGATCTCGAATGTGTCGGACTCTTCCGTCGGCGTCTCCACCACCTCGCCCGTCGGCATCGTAGCCGTAGCCGGCGGATGCACCCGCTTCCGCGTTTTCTTGATGACCTTGCGCTCTTCCCAGATCGGCTTGCCGATGCCCGTTCCCTGCAACGTCTGCGTGTTGATCAGCAGGCCGCCGTGGTACTTGAAGTTCATGCGCTTCAGCAGCGCCGCGATCAGCGCCGTCCAGGCGTCCATCTGTTCCTGCGTCTCGTCGCCCAGCGGCCGCAGCAGGAACGGGATCTGCTCCGCGAACAACGCCCGCTTCAGCGCCCGTGCCAGCGTCCGCGTAAACTTCGCCACCAGAAACCGCGACACCCTCGCGGGCCGGTAGTTCTGCACCTTCGTGAACCGGTCCGGCGTCGGCGACTGGTACAGGATGTCCGTCTCCTGCCATTCCAGCAGCCACGCATTGTTTTCGACGTATTGCCGGGCCTCGTTGTAGTTGTCCCACACCAGCGTGGCCACCGCTTCGTCGGTGTAGACCGGCGCACGCTCGTCGCCCTCAAAGGTCTCGACCTCCTGCGGACGGATCGGCACCATCGGCGAACCCACCGGCATCACGCCGCGCCGCCCGCTCCCCGCGATCTCGACCACATCAGCCATTCACCACCGCCTGCGGCTTCAAGCCTATAACTTCGACGCCCGTAAACAAAGGTATTTCATCGCCGATGCGCCTTTCCGCCATCCGCGCATACTCGGGATTCAACTCAATACCCACAAAGTTACGCTGATAACGCATCGCCACAAGGCCCGTGGTGCCGCTTCCGCAAAACGGATCGAGCACCACGTCTCCAATTTTGGTTCCGGCTAGTATGCATGGCTCAACCAGCTTTGTTGGATAGGTAGCGAAGTGCGCTTCGGCAAAGGGTTCGCTTGCTATCTCCCACACGCTTCTCTTGTTTGCGCCTTTGATGTTGTCGATCCGATTTCCACGCTGCACCGTCGGCTTGGTTGCCGCTGTCTTGCCTTGATCGAACTTTGAACCTTTGTGGCTTTTTGCCTTTGCGTGATCTACAGAGTTATGGCTGGATGCACCAGCAGCCCAACCCGCGACGCGAGTTGGGCTGCGATATCCATCTCGAAGTGAGAAGTCCATTGTCTCAAAAGATTGCGCCTTCGTTTCAGTTGCATAGGGTGTGCGAATCGCATCTTGATCGAAGTAGTACCGAGCACTTTTCGTCAACAAAAAAAGGTATTCATGCGCCTTCGTGCAGCGGTCGGTCACGCTTTCAGGCATCGGATTCGGCTTGCTCCAGATAATGTCCTGCCGCAACCACCATCCATCGTTCTGCAAAGCGAACGCCATGCGCCATGGAATTCCGATCAAATCTTTCTGCTTTAGGTTGGCGACAAGCTGCTTGCCATGTCGATTTGACTTTTGTTGGTTACTCTGTCCGCCCGTAATTGTCGAGCCGCCCAACCCGCCACTTGCGCCACTGTTGTACGAATCACCCATATTGATCCAACATGTTCCGTCAGATCTCAGCACCCGGCGCACTTCGCCAAATATGTCCACGATTTTTGCCAGGAATTTAGCAGGGTTTGCTTCAAGCCCGATCTGGCCGCCGATACCGTAATCTCGCAGATTCCAGTATGGCGGAGATGTTACGACGCACTGCACACTCTCATCCGGCATCTCGCGTAACCTGTCAAGCACATCGCCGATGTATATCGTTGCTTTCAACCGTCAAGCCCTCCCAAAACATCCGTCAGCCCAAAGCTCGTCGCCCGCTCCATCGCCGCCATGTGCGCCATCTGCTCCTGCTCCCGGCGCGTCTCCAGCTCGTTCATGCCGCCGTCCATCCCGTACACGAAGTGGCTCATCACCGCCTGCCGCCGCTTGATCTGCATCTCCGCCTCGTCCTCGTCGATCTCGGTGCGGAACAGGCTCAGCGGGATGCGCCGCGCCATCTGGCTGATCGCATCCACGATACCATTCTCGCGCACCAATCCGAAATTACAGAGTTGTCTTTTTATTTCAGCCAGCTTCGCGATGCCCGTCGATATCAGAATCTTCCCGGCCCGCGCCTGTGGCTCTATCTGGCGGATGCGTTCGGTCCTCGTGTTATCGTCTTCCTCGAACTCCAGCCAATTGAACCGGACGCTGATGTTCTTCCGCAGCGCCTCGTTGCGGATGTTCGCTTCCATGTACCCGATCCCCGGCACGTCCTCGCACACCAACATCCCCGTCTGCCAGCGCTTGCACTCGCGCACCACCTTCTCCGCCAATCGGCTCGGCGTGTACGTCCCGGCCCAGGCGTCGAGCACGTAGACCTTGCCCTCCCAGATCCGCGCCGCCACGCCCTCAGCCTGCGCCATCTCTTTCTTCGCGCCATACGGAAAGCGCCAGCACAGAAACGTCTCGCCGATCGCTGGCACTCGATCCGGCGCGATCAGCATCGACGTATACAACTTCTCGTCGAAGGTCGCGATAAACCCGCCCATTGGCGAATTTTGCTGCTGTGCCATGAAGCTCTCGTAGTTCTTCATGAACTTCGCCCGCATGGTCTTGTAGTCCATTCCTGGCAGCTCGGCGAAGTGCATCACGCACTCGTCTTCGGCGGGGAACTCACCAGGCAGAAGCTGTTGCCCGTTGTTCACCGTCATCGTCGAACGGATGAGAATCTCCCACATCGCAGGGTCCATCTTTTCGAGGATGTCGCCGTACATATCGAACGGGTGATACCGCGTTCCCCGGATGTTGATGTACCCTCCCGCCCGCAGAAGGTTCTCGTTCTGGTCGTACTTGTCGATCACCTTGCGCCGCGACTCCTCGCTGGCCCCGATGCCGCTATTGTTGGTCTCAGCCATATCGTCCGGCTGGATCAGGAACGGGTGCCAACCGGACTGCGTGCTCAGTGGCGACGTATAGGCCAGGGTGCTGTCGATGTCGCTCGGGTCGAACTCCCGCGTCACCATGTTCCACCGCTCCTGCCCATAACTGAACGGCTCGCGATCCGTGACCAGCTCGGGGTAAAACATCTGCAGCACGGTCATCCCGCGCCCCTTCGGCTGGTAAAAGTAATCCGCCACGCCCTTCGACACCGCCTTCGCCAGCGGTTGCGTGGCCGTCTCGTTCAAGATCGTCACGCGCTCCGGGAACGCCAGCATCCACTGCATCGTATCCACACGGCCAAGCGTCGTCTTGAAAGTGCCGCGGGGATCGAGGTGCATCCTGAAGTGAATCGGGTGCTGGTCTTCGATCCGCACGTTGCGGTTCTTCGGGAAGTAGAGATCCACTGCGGGCTTGTGCAGCACCGGATGAAACTGCTTGAACCCCATGATCGGCGCGAGAAAGAAGTGGTCGGTCTCGCACTTGTGCCGCAGCTCGTCGCGATAGTCGGCGTCGTAGCGAATGCGGTCGGTGTCGAAGATCATAGCGGCTTGTTTGTCGGCTGCACTGGAGCGAGGTCGACCGTCTTCGTCTCGACTGTCACCGTCTGTTCGATGCCCAGCGCGGCCTGCACTTGGGGATTATGCAGCAGCGCCACAATCCCTAGCACAGCCGTCAGCGCACTGGCGATGTGCGGATGGTTCGCCGTCTGCGCGTAGACAAAACCGCTCACCGCAGGAACCTGCATCGCCGCTCCAAACCCCATCATCGCCGATATCAGCGACTTCGTGCTGATCTTCAGGTTCTTCAACGCGGCAAGGTTCATACGCCCTCCGGCAGTATAAGCAAGTCGATAGTCAACGTGTCCGCCGGTTGCAATCCGGTCCACACGCACACATTGCCCACATACCCCGCCGAATCATTCTCGCTCGGCGGCGCAAACCGGTTGATCGCCTGCTCAATCGTGGCCCCGATATACCCGCCAACCAGGTTGCCGTTGGCGTCGAACTTGGCCCGCACCGAAAGCCAGCTCCGCAGCGCATTCCATCCGGTACGCGCATCGGCAAAGACCGCAAACCGTGGATCGCCTGCCGTCGCGCCGAACCGGATTGTCTCTGGCCCGTACTCCAGATCGCCAGGGTTATTGTTTCGCTGCGGCCTGCTTCCCGCAACATAAAACCCTTCTTCTCGCGCAATCGCCTCAAGCAGCGTCATCGTTTGTCCTTACGCGCCCATCTGCGGCGCAGGCGCTCCCTCGCCTTGTGGAGGTGCCGCGCCCGCGCCATCATCTTCCGGCTCTTCCTCGCCGCCCTGCATCGCGGGGCCGGCGTGGTCCTGATCGTGCTGCATCAGGTCATTCACATCCTGGCTCGTTCCCATGAACTGCGGCGGCCGCTCATGCGGGCTGTCCTTGTGCTCCTTGTACACATGCTCGTGCATGGCGGAGCCGTCGTGCGCAAAGGTGTGAATGATCTTGTGCAGGTGCAGTTTCGGCTTGCCTTCCTTGCCGTGCTCCTTGCCTTCCTTCGCCTTGTGTTTCTCTTCCTTCGCCATCGATTCCTCCAAATCATAGGGCCGGGAAACTGTCCCGGCCCGATCTTCGTACATGCCGAGTTTGCAACGGCTTGTTTAGAAATTTACCGCGAAGTCCTGCACCACGATGATGTTGCCCGCATTGGCTGTGCCGAAAGTCACGCTCAGCACAAAACTGGCCACTGGGTTGTTCGCGTTGCTGATGCCGGTGATAATGTTTGAGATTGCCGTCTCCGCCACCAAGACGTTGTTGACGAGGAACTTGATCGTTCCGCTCATCTTGCCGCTGATCGAATCGTAGATCAGCGTGGCCTTCGCATACCACGAAGTCTTACCGCTGAACGCGGTGATTGCGCCGCTCGCGCCAAGCAGCGTATTGCTCGCCACCGTCGCCGAGACGCCGCTGTAGAGCTTTACGTTGACCGTGCTGCTTGCGCCGGTCGTGATCTCTCCCGAGGCCACCACATCGAACGGGCGCTGCTCCAGCGGCCCTCCAGGCGGGATCTGCAACACCAGCACCTGGGCATTGGTCTGGTTCGGTCCCGCCGTAATGACCGTCTCCGTCGTCGTCGTGATCGTGTTGGTCGCGGGAAGCGCGGCAACCGCGCCGCCATAGGTGTTTGCGGGCACAAGTCCCGTCGTCGATTGCGGAACGTTTGCCGCGTACAGGCGATTCGATGCCATTAGCCTTCTCCCTCGATCTTCGATTCAACTGGCGTCTCGGCCACGGCTTCGACACTCGCTGCGAGTTTACCTCTCTTTACCGTCGGCGCGTCAAGCAACTTCTTAAATTTCTTGATCGCCGTCTCCCGCTGGTCAACCGTCGCCAGCTCGGGCGCTGCCTCGCTCAGCATCCCAACCGCCTCTTGCAGCGCCTCCGTCAGCGCCGCCACGCGCTTTACCGGAGGCTTTCCGGCGGTCTCGTGCAGCATTCCCCGGTCGCGCCGCCAGCGTTTGAAGTCCTCGCGCTCCTGCGGCGTCGATGGGTGGTAGCACGTCAGGCACACCGAAGTCTTGATCAGCCACTTCTTCCATCCGCGAAGGATCGCCGCGTGTTCGACTGTGCAGGAGTTGCCGTTGCGCCGATTGCGCCGCTTCAGCGGCACCTCGATTCCGCACACCTGGCAGCGCGGCACGAATGTTTCAATCTCGGGGATCTGCGGCTCACTCATCGAAACTCCTCAAAACGCCAAATCTTGTTTCGCTTATCCCAGGTCACGGCCACGATCAGGAATTCCCGAAACGCCTGCGCCGCGATCTTGATCTTTACCCGTGCATCGTCCTCCCAATGCCCTTTCGTCTCGTGCAGCTCAATCCCGCCGTCCGGCATCACAACCTCGAAGTCCGGGGTCCAGAACGTGGCCGGGGCCAACTTCAGCTTCAACGGCTCAAACTTCCATGCCGAGATCTCCTTCACCGCCAACCGCAAGTCGAGATGGGCCGCATAGCGTTTTTCCATGCCGTTCATTTGGCCTGCGGCGTGGCGTATGCGTGTTTCAGGGTGGGTAAGTGCCACCGGAGGCGCTGCGGCCTCACCACGGGGCTGCAATGGCCGGGAAACGACACCGGCAGGTATGTGGCGGATGCCCAGACGCGCATTTTGTTCCGCCGCGAACTCCTGCCATGTCTGCATGGTGCTATAATAGCACTATGGCGAAGAAGATTGCAACACCGGATGTGCCGAAGCTGGGTTTTCGATTCAAGAGCCGCGAACACTACGACCAGGTCGTGGCAGCCGCGAAGGCCCGTGGACTCAGCATCAACGCTTGGATCGTCCAGGCCACGATCATGCAGGCCGAGGCCCAAGCGTCAGAGGTCAAATAGGCTTTTTGTCGAGGTTGGATAGGTCGATCAGGATGTACTCGTTCGGCAGCGCCTGCTTGCTTGCCCCGACGGTCTTGAACTTGCGCTTGATCTTGATCGCCCGCTTCGCTTCGAGCTCTTTCAAACCGATTTTTATAGCGGTTTCCGAGACTCTGACCTTTGCGGCTAAACGCTTGATCTCGACACTCTTGCATCGCGAGTCCTCGGCCACAAAATACGCCAGAGCGTTGTACGCGGCCAAGGCATTTATCGACGGCTGGATCACGTCGAGCAGCGCTCGTTGAATCCAGTAAAACGGCAGACTTCGTTGATCCCTGACCGAAACGATCTCAGATGGCACAGGTTGCCTTTCGGGTTGCATTACTCAGAATTTCTTGGCCCGCTGGTCAATCTAGCACACTATCTCGCAAAATCTCCTAAATCTCCTAAATCTCCTAAATTTTGGGATCGCACGGAAACGTCCCTTCCTGCCATCGGTAAGTTTTTTTGATGGGTAAGCATCATGCGGCCCTCTCCGATAGCGCCATGAGCCTCCTATGCGTATTTAGGCGCTCTTTGACGTAGCCGATTATTTTCTGGACGCTCGGAGTTTCGTTACGGCTTTGAATCGCCTCATCGATCCAAAGATCGATCAGTTCCGAATCCGACCTGCTGATCACAGGGTGTTTCCCTTTTTCAGGCGGCGGGATCGGTTTTTTCGGTCTTCCTTCCTTGATGCGGCAAGCTGGACACAACCGGTTCCACGTCACGCGCTTCAAGGTCTCTCCGCAGGACTTGCATTGCTCAACGATGCCATGTGCCTTTAGATAGCTTGCTTGCCGATGTTGCTCCAAGCACATCTCGCAAAGTGTGTTCTTCAGGGTGCGCGGTCGAACGAAACACCCTCTACACCTGCCAGACACCTTAGCCTTGGCAACCCGTATTTTTTGGTAGTTTTTTTGGTATTCAGTCCACTTTTGGCATGACGATTGCTTATCCATGCCAAAATTTTAGCACAGTTTTTCGTTTTGGTGGATTTGTTGTTAGTATCTCCAAAAATCTGTGGAGAACCCCATTTTGAACGAGGAGATCTCTGTGAATCGCCGGAGCCTAGTCAAAAATCCTCCTCTATAAGAATCAACAACTTACAGGAAAGCGAAAGGTAAGCGAAAGGTGGCCTGTGGAAGAAAGGTACATGTATCACATAATAGAAAGGATAGCTGGGGGGGTGGGTCGCCACACGACCCAGGGGTGGGTCGCCACACGCCTGGTAAAGCTTTAAGCTTTAAGCTTTAAGTACTTAATCCTTTAGCAGTAGTAGTAGTAGCTCTTCGGCTCTTTCAAATTCAAACTGGCCTTGCGATCCACCCAAACCGATCTCACAAGGGACGCAT